TCCTGTGGCTTTTCCTCTTCAGGGTCCAGTAGGCTGAGTAACGCCTCTTGTGCTTCAGTTACGCTCCCCCCTAATGCGGGGATTGGTTCTGTAGCAGGATGCGGGGCTTCTTGCGTATCCGCCATTTTCTAATTCTCCTATAAGTAAGGGTGTTGCTTGTCTAATACTTCAGCCATGTGTCCTGTCTCTACAATGGACCTTATATGGCCGTGTATCCTTTCTAGCAGCCTTATTGCTAACCAGATGGATTCTCTCGCATCTATGTCGTGGGAACCGCTATGCTCCCACTCGCTCAATAATTCTTTTCTTAATGCTTCAAATGACTCCACAAACAGCGGGTCATTCATCAGGGCTTTAGCCCTGCGTTCTCTTTCGTCAGGTGTCATACTTACTGCCTTATCAGTTTTTTTAGCTCTTTCTCTGCGTTCAGTTTTTTCTTTGCAGCACGTTTCTCGGCTAATAACTTCCGGGGATGCTTGCCTCCTCCNCCTGTAGGGCCAAGTTCAGGGGTAATATCAAAAGTGCGCTTACTCATAAGATTTCTCCTATGTTGGTTAGAGCCTTTATAAGGTCCAGTTTTTACGCGCTTACCCACTATGTATCTCCTAAAGCTACGGCCCTATTTTGTTCTCGCTCAAGACTCAGTTCCTGTACCTTCAGTTGTGCATCTACTGCGTCCTTCTGGTACTCCTGCTGAATCTTCTGCATCTTCACCTGAACATCNGCAGCCTTTATNTCAAGTTCCTTCTGTTTAAGCTGCATATCCATCTGAGCCATTTGTTCCTCTGGAGATGGCCCTTCTTCTTGAGGTGCTTGTTCAGGGTCAGTTAGGAANTCCTGTACATTCTGGAAGCCCATGTTCTTTAATAGAGCGGCNCCCATGTTGTACATATTCTTCTCACTGACTATCTTCAGCCCTCCCTTCATGGCTTCTCCGGCAAANTGAAGCATGGAGGTGAGGTGCATAAGCTGTTGGTCTTTATTTCCGTGTCCAAGGCCAACGGCTACGGTACAGTCCATCTTGTCTCTCCACATGTCTGGGCGTACCGGAACCCATTCATTTCTCAACTTAACAACTCGTTCCTTGTCCTGATTCTTCTGGAGGAGTTCGTAAATGCAAAGCATTAAGTCCTTAACTCCTGTCTCTGCAAAGTTTCTGGCAATGAGTTCTACTCTGGACTGAGCAGCAGTCATTACAGAATTAACAGCAGTAGCAGTAGTATGAGAAGTAAGGGCATTATCGTTGAGTCCTTGAGAGTATTTGTTTACACCTGCGCGAGACTCTCGTATCCCATCAATGTATTCAAGCATCTGGAAGGAATAGGGTTCCAAGGAAGGTGTGGCTAGTGGGGTAATAGCATTTGGAGACTTAACTCTGACCACTCCGCCCGGTCTTTGGGTCAGGAGGTCATCAAGATTTGCCTGTCCTTCCAGAACCGCATATCGGCCAAAGTTCTGGTTGTACATGTTATCCATGAGATTTCGTAACAATGTACTCTTGATTAACTGTAAGTCCATAACAAGGTCTGCAACCGAAAGGCCAAAGAACTTGTGCGGAATTTTTACTGGGGTGATTGATACAAATGGAATCCGATCTATCTCTTCGTTAGCAAGGACAAGTGAACCCACGGTACAGACCTTCCTTAATTCTGTAATACCATCCCCATTGTAGTCTGTCCTGATGTAAGATTCGTGCAGCCAATAAGTCCTTAACCCGTCTTCTCCATAGGTATCATCTCCGCCCCATCCTTCCCAGTATTTGGCGGATTTGTCAAACATGTACCTTTCCAGTCTTTCCCCTGAGAAGGTTGCCATGTCATCCCCACCACCTTTCATATCCTCTACATCTAGGTTTTTATCAGGGTACATCTCGCGTAACTCAGAGAGAGTCTTTATCACCCTATGGCATACGAAACGAGAATCTTCAATAGTTTTTGATTCCCTAGATATCAGGAACTCACTGGGGGGAACAGACTCTACTGCAATACGACCCCTGCTCAAGTCCCTGCTGATAACTACATGATGGCCTTCTGCGTACTCCTCTCCGTAATCCTCGTATGTTTCGCCCGGNGCTGTATGCTCTATGACTTCTACCAGAGGGTCATTAACCAGAACAGCTAGTTCATCATCAGTAAGGTTTGAGTATTCCTCTCGATTGTGTTCATTAGTCTCATCCCACCAGACCTTTAGAATCCCATTTTTAGACAGAAGAGCATCTGTAAACCATGAATAGAGAATCTCCCATCCATTGTTATCTTTCTGGAATACATAGTTTACGTAATCAGTAGCCTGTTTAGCCGCTTCTACATCTTCGGGTCCATGCGGTTCAAAAACCACCATGTTATCCCCGGAGGCAAATATACGCATCAAAGAGGGCTTTATCCACTCTATAGTGTCTGCAACAGTTGTATCTACAAACTGAGAACGGCCATCAACCTCATTACCAAAGGGAAGACCATAGTAATACTGCATGGCCTTTTCGCGCTGTTGGGATATAGTATCTCCCAAATAGCCCAAAGAATCGGTTATTTCTCCCCTAATTCTTGTGACCAGTTCTTCTTCTGTAATTTTAGATGATGCCATAATTCTGATATTCTAAATCCTTTGTCCATTGTGGGTCGTTACCAGATACGCCAAAGCGCATAGCCATAAGCGCATATCTTGTAGCTGACATAAGATCATCCCTTAAAGGAACAATCTTCCCCTCTTTTCTGTGGTACATTCGGAACTCTTCAAACCATTCTCCTAAAGTGGAGAACACCTTCAACTGCCCGTTCTCCATTTTCTGGAGAATATCCATAATTCCGACCTCTATAGAGTTGCCACCCTTCTTCTCCCCTAAAGCAGGGGGGTTTTCAAAATGAAAAGGGAGCATATTACAACCTAAATTACGGTACTGTTCCGCTAGACCAGGATTACCCATAGAATCTCGTCTATTGCCGTCATGGGGCCAACTAACGGGGATAAAATTGGGCCTGTTGCGTATAATCTGGGCATGAACAGCAGGCGGAGCCTTTGCCTGCCTGTAACAGTCGTAAACATAGTACACATCCTCTTCCCGGTCCCATGCAGCCCATACGCAGGCCGTAGGATGGTCAAAACCAAAGTCAATCCCGCATATACGGGGCCAATGATCCTGTATTTCGATGGGATCAGTGATTACCTTCTCCTCTGGGACTGGAAATACAAGCCCAGAGCCTATAGAGGGTCTTCCATACCTCCTCATTTCCCTTTCGTGCGGGGCATAAGAGGAGATAATCTGCTCCATGACCGCTTCATTCAGGTGTCCGGGGTTACCATTCATAGACATNACTCTCTCAGAAGCATCATCCCATGTAGCGTTGTCCAGAGACTGGCCCGGCTTTATGTTGTTCATAAAGGAGGCTACCGTTTCTGTCATCCCCTGCTCCGGCGTAAAGGTCATATATACCATGCCCTTACGGTCCAGAGTCCTCGTTACTGCTTGGGAGTATAGTTCCCTGCTTGGCTCCTCATCTAGCCAGATGCAGTCTACAGACCTCCCCTGCCATTTCTCAATGCCCATTTCGTAGGCTTTGAAGAATAAAGATGAGTTACCCCCGGAAACGTGCCGAATAAGGGCTACGCTTTTGGCGTTGGGAACACCGGGCTTACGTTCGGTCTTTATTATGTGTTTTTTTGGCACGGTGCCTGACCCGAAAGCCTCTGGATCATCGGGGGAACCCAATAATTCAAACTGTACTATGTCACGGGTGGTTTCGTTTGAAACTCCTCCCGCCCAACCTACAATGGGTTGGGTGAATCTTCTTCCTTCCCACCACTCTGGGTACAATCCAGTCAGGTGGTAGGACATCTCCATGCTCCCGCAATAGGATTTTCCTATGCGGTTAGCAGCCATCAAAAGCCGTTGATTACAGGAAGCCCCTGTAGAATGAAAAGCCAGTTGGTAGGGGTACGGATCATAGTTGTCGATCCTATTGTATCGTTCCCGCTGCCGTATTAGTCTGGCTAATTCAACTGCTTTTTCTAGTTCTGCTTTTGTAGCCGCTTGCGTGAATTGCTCTGGCTTGCTTTTCAGCACTGGATTTACGTGCATAACATTTACCGGATTTCCCGTATTTCCATCCTTTCTTTCCGTTCTTTAAGATACAACGTTGAAAGGGCATTACCAATGCTCCTTCAATACATTCATAACACCATCAAAATCAGCCCTGTTGGGTTCGTCAAGGAATAAATCCCCTAAAGCAACATCCCCCCTACTTTGGTTCCTATTGTGAACCCATCCGCCTATGGTCATTTTGAATACTTCCCAGTAAGATAGCTTACGGCCGTGCTTCTGTTCTATACGGGCTATCAAATCCCTGACCTTGTTCTCAGAAGCCGCCACTCTATCTTTGTAAGGCGCATCGTAGGGAAGGTCAAAACTTTTAGATACGCGCATATGTTCTATCCATTCAGCGCCAGTTAACCCTAGATCACCATCCCTTAATACCCAAATGCGTTGTTCTTCCCAAGGGCTGAGGTAAGGTAAGCCCTTTGTTTGGGAGGGTTTTTCTTCCTTCTTTCTGGGGGTTATATCTTTGGCATACTGAGAGCCGGTGCGGGGTTCAACCTTCCCCGCGCCGTAGTGTTTCTTTTGCGCGGGAGTAAGTTCCTTAGCTTCGTCCTCAAATTCCCACGTGGTCGTAAGAAGCCCCCCATCCTCTTCTTCTATCAGACCCCCTCTTAGGGGAGGAGTGGTATGCCGGTATTCATTCGGCAGAGGAGGCATTTCTATGATGCCCTCATTGACACCCTTGTAAAGCCTATGTCCCGGTAGGTGAGGCATTGTTATTTTCCTATGTACCAATCTGCTGCAAGCAACCCAGAATCAATAAAATCTGATAACCTACCCTTATTTTCTGCTACTATCTCCTTCCGTAAGTTCTTAAGGAAAGCTACCGATGTTGTATCTTGCCCTGTAGATGAAGATGTAGGCCACCCCCAACGCAAATTACCGCTCTTTAGGACAGAATTTATGGCTTCTAATAGTGGCTCAGGAT